CCGCCTGCCCCGCCGCCCGAACCAACCGACCAGTCACCGCCGCCGACTGCTTCCGCACCGCCGCCAGCGCCGCCGCCACCCACTACCGTGATCTCCGCCTGCGAATACGTCGAATAGCTTGCTTTGGTAAACGTGCCCGAGCTGGTGAACGTGACGAGTTGTTTTTGGCCGCCGCCCGCTGGCACGCCGGCTGCTGTGATCACGTTCGACCAGGCGCTGCCGTCGTAGATTTGCAAATAGTTTGTGCCGGTCAGGTAGCAGACCTGCCCCTCGGATGGCGACGTGATCGCTGCGTCGCGTGCCGTGGCATCGGCGAACACCGTTACGGCCTGCTCCATCAAATACGTGTTTACTTGCGCAGCGGTCAGGACGTTTCCAGCAACGAACGTGGTGAAACCTGCGGGTGCCATAGCGTCAGTATCCTAGTCTGTTCTGATCGAGCACTCCGAACGTCGCGCTATCGAGGATGAACGACACGGTCTGCACACCGTCCTCGAGCTGCACCGACAATTTCGACGAGTTCGGTGTGATTTGCCAACCGATGCCCGACACGACGCCCTCGAACTCAAGGGTGGCGGTGCTGCCCTCGGGCCGCAAACTCAGCGTGCAACTATCCCCGACGCTGTACTTCACCAGCTGCCAGCCGTCGTTGTCGCCCTCGACGATCGGTTGCATGCCAATGTTGCGCACATTCAACGGCGGCGCGCCGTCCGTGCCGTACTGCGACAGGAACGACTCGGCAATGTTCAGCGTTTGTGCGTCGGTTGTGCAGAGCAGCCCGCTGCGGGAAATGTTGCGGGCACCGAACGCTGCGATGTTCGCGGACGCTGTCTGCTCGGTGCCGCCGACCGAGGTGAACGCCGCCTGGCTGTAGCTGGATGTCGTGCCGCTCGCAAAGTCGACGGTCTGAAAATAATGGGGTTCGGTGCCCGAGGTGGCGAGGCGGGCGTCCCACAGGTTCAGGGCTGTCAGTTCGTTTACGCCGGTCACAGCATCGCTGATCGGTGCCTGACCCCTCGATCGGAACGTGACCGAGTTGTACGGCGTCGTGCCGTCCACAGGCAACCCGTGGCGGACGTACACGTCGCCGCCGTTGCTGTGCTCGATCGTCGTCAACAACGCGCCAGCAGTGCCCGTGTAGCTGCTGACGGCCTGAAGCGTGTCGCCGGCGTCGCCCGACGGGTTCACCACAGCGTTCTGGTCGATCTGTGCGCTGATCGAGGTTGCGGCAGTCAGCACAGCGTCAAGCTCGGCTTCGGCGGTGCCTGACGACACCGACAGCCCAGACTGGAACGCCAACGTGCCGAGCATCGTCAGGGCGTCCACGACGGTCACTGTCACAGTCGCGTCGTACGTATCGACAAACTTGTACTGAATGTCGGACACAACGCCTGTAAACGCAGCTGGTGCGCCGTGAGTCCAGGTCGGTGCGCCTGCGCCGGTTACGTCGGCGTACAGCTGGACCTCGACACCGAGGAACCGAGCGTTCGAGTAGGTGCCACCAGCGTCGGGCGTGTAGGCGCTGTCAGTGTTGTCAAGCTCGAGGACCATCGTGCCGCCCGAATAGGTCAGGGCGTCGCCTCGTTTGCCGTAGCTGACCGAAGCGCCCAACACGTCACCGATCGGCACCGCAGCCGGGTTCGGCCCGCCGTCCTTGTCGACCGGCTGAAACGTGAGCGCCCACGCCCAGGTCGCCATTACAGCTGTCCGGTCAGGATCGGCACCGTGCCGCCGTGAGCCCGTGCATACCGTTGCAACGCTGCCACCACGTCGGCACCATCGCTGCCGGGCGGCATGTTCACAGTCACGTTCATGCCGCCACCACCGAAATCACTGAGTCGAGACAACGGGATGACCGCTTCTGATTCGTTGCCCTCACCGATGAGGGCGAGCGTTGGGCTCGTCACGATGCCACCCTCGGCCAGCGCTGGAATCCTCGGAATATCTTCCGGGTTGACCGTCACGCCCATGATGCTGAACTCGAGGAAGTTGTTGATTCTGTCGATGACTTGAGTGTTGATAAGGCCGATGATGGCGTTTACGACGGCTTTAGCAACTGTGCCGAGGCCGCTGATCGTTGCGCCGAGCGCGTCGATCAGGCCGTCGATTAGGCCGCTGCCGAGCGTTTTGCCGAGGTCGAACAGTAATTGAAGCCCATCGGTGACAATCCAACGGCCGATGTCGCCGACCAGGCCGCCGAGGGCACGAAGCAGCCCTGGTGCCACCTCGACCACCCAGTCGATGAATGCGCTCCGCCATTCGAGCAGGTTGTCGATCAGGTTTGGCAGGCCCGTGTTCACCATCCATTCAGCAATCGAGGCAAGCAGTTTGCCAAGTTCTCTCAACGCTGGCGGGATCATCGGGCCGATCCACTCAAGGAACGCCGCAGCCCATTCAGCCAGTTTCGTGACAATCATGTTCAGGCCCTCGGACGAGAACCAGTTGGCAAACTGTGCGATCAGGTCACCGAGGCGGCTGATAAGCGGCGGCGCAACTTCCTTCGCCCAGTCAAGAAACGCTCGAGTCCATTCTCCAAGCTGTTTCAGGATTCTTGGCACTGCCGTGCCATACCACCATCGGTTGAACGAAACAAGAAACTCGCCAAACGCCACGAGGAACTTCGGCCCGACCTCTTGAATCCACTCGACAAAGGCACGCCCCCACGTTTCGAGTTGTTCTTTGATCTGCGGCCACGCTTCACGGAACCGCTCGGCAAGGTTGCGGATGACGCCGCCCAGGCCCTGCTCGTTGAACACGTCGATGAGCTGCACAGCGACTTCTGCGCCTCGAGCGAACACGGGTAGCAGTTTGCGGGCCATTTCTTCTTTGACTTCGCCGACCGCTGCTTTCAGCTTGTTTTGCGCTGCTGTGAGATCGTTGCCGCCCTCGGCGTATGCCTCCTGGGCGTCGGTCGATTTTTCGAGGATCAATTCTTGCGTGGCGAGCGCTTTGTCCATCGCAGTGATCGCGTCTCGCCCGTCGGCTGTTGCGATGTTCATTGCCCGCTGGTCGACCTCGGCCTGGTTGATCGAAATGCCGAGCGTTTTGAGGCTGTCACGTTCGCCGAGCAGCGCTTTCTGCAGGATTTCGGCGGTTTCCTCGACTGAGCGTTGGCCGCCCGACCACTCGGACAGCGCACCGGACAGGCCGACGACTTCGGTGGCAATGTTGGCTGCCTCGTCGGCGGTGAAACCCATCGGCTTCAGCAGATCGCCGGCGTTCGCAGCCAATCCGGCCGCTTGGGTGGCAGTCAGGCCCATGCGGGCGGCGACCTCGTCCGCCCACCCAGTGACCTTGTCGAGCGACTGGCCGGAGAACACGGTGCCGATCTTTTGGTCGAGGCTAATGAGTTCTTCACCAGTCTTAAACAATTCAGCGCCAGCAACGACAGCTAGGCCGCCAGCAGCACCACCGATAAACCCAATACCTTTGGCAATATTGCCAGCAGCGGTGCCTACACCACTTGTAAACTTGCCGAGTTTGTCCTGGGCTTCGCCAATGGCTTTTTTGAACTTGCGAGCGTCGCCCAAAATCGCGACGTTGATAACGCTAGTACCGGCAGCCATGACGCGATCCTAGAACCTGCGGCCGATGATCTCTCGGACTTGCCGGTTATAGGCGTCCACGACTTCTTGGCGGCGATCATCCAGCGCTTCGTACATAAACGGCTGAGGTTTGATACCTCGAGCGCTCCAGCCAAAATGGATCGGCGCAGCGTATGGCACTGAGGTCGGCCCAGATTTGCGGTTGTTGCCGGCACGGATACGAGCAGCGGTTTTCGTGCCCGAGCCTCGGATCGAGCGCTGCAAACGAGTAGACCGCACCGGCACTTTCGTTTTGGCTGTGCCGGCGACGTCATCTGCGAGTCGTTTGTGCAGTTCTCGCAGGTCGCTCATGTCGTCGCCAGCCTCGCGAAACGCTCGCCGTAGCTGGCGGCTGCCTTCGACCTCTATCGCTGGTTTTGCCATCAGCGCCTCCTGGAGGCTTTCTCACGCTCTTTTGCTTGTTCGGCCAGTATGGCCCGGAATGCCCGTATGACCTTCGGAGAGGCCGCCTCAAGCTCGCTGATCGGCTGCCCGGTGGCGAGCGCCAACGCTGCTAGCTGATAGGCGGCCCCTCGTCGGCTAAAGGGCGGTCATTGTCTGTCTCAAAGTTCATGTCGGCGAGCTGCGACCGGAACTTGTCGAACGGCGGCACAGTGAGGCCGTCGGCTCGTCGGCATTCCCACGCCAGCCAGCACAAATGTTCGAGTTTCATGCGCTGGAGCGCCTCGATGCCGGAGTCGAGCTTGAAGTAGAGCTCCATCCGCAGCACGGTGCCCATGTTGGGGTTGCTGCGGATGGGTTCATCCTCGCCTTCCAGTCTGGTCGTTATTGACAGGTCGAGCATGTTGCTCTCTTTCTGCTATGACGTGGCGGTGGTGACCGCTCCGCTCATCGGCCAGGTGACCGAGATGGTGGCGAGGTCGGCGACGCCGCCGTCGATGAACGGCACCTCGGTGACAAGGCACGACACCGACTTCTTCGG